GCCCGGACTGGGCCCGAAAAAGAAGTACGTGCCATGATGATTCCTTACATACAAGTTAGGCGCATTAGTCTGTATGTAGTCAGCCGGGACTGTCTAATGCACCGGAAAGCCCGGATTAGTTGGAATATATCACTTTGTTTGGTAGTGTGCAACAAATAAAAAGGGCCCCCGAAGGAGCCCTTTCTACAAAGCCCAAGGGCTTAGGACGAACCGGGTGATCCGAAGATACCAAGTGGGTCAGACACACCGAACGAATAACGCTCGCGAGCCTTGTAACGGACGTTACCTGTATCAAAGTCACCGTCCATGGAGTTAGCCAAAGGCATACGGACGAAGTGCTTCAAGCCGTTAGGCACGTCAGACAACAAGAACCAACCGTTTGTGTCGGTCAAGAAGTGGTTGACGCAATAGCCTTCAGGGATCGAACCGTTGTTTTTCAACGCGTTGATATCGTTGTCAGCAGTACCAACACGGAGGTTGGTTTCCAACAAACGGGTAGCAACGAACATCAAAGCAGGAGGTACAACCAACTTCTTAGGCTTAGCAGCGATCAGCAAACCGCGCTCGTCTGTCCAAGCAGCAATCTGAATAACTGCGTTTTCCAACGAAGTTTCATTCAAATCAGCGCCAGTGGTAGGACGATTGCTGTTTGTTCCACCAGAGATCAGGGGGTGAGCAGTGTTACACAGGGTAACGCCGTCGCCGTAGGTAACCGCAGTGTTGAACGCATTGTTCAATACAAAGGCAGCCTTAACCTGCTTGGTGTACGCCATACCACGGGCCAAAGCCTTGGTGTAACGTGCTGACAAAGAGTCGTACAAGTTATCTTCCACGGCTTCTTCGGTGATGGAGAAGCCCATCGCAATTGTTTCGTGGTTGTAACGTGCAGTCCAAGCTTCTTGCGCATTGTCATAAGCAATGGCAGAGCCCTCGTTCTTCACCGGAGCGGCGGAGAAGCCAGACAGCTTGGTCTCTTCTTCAAAACTACGCTCAGACGCTTCTGTTTCGTAGATTTCTTTGTGCTCTTCACCATATTTGGCGTACTCAAGTCCAAACAAAGCGTTCAGACCGGGCAAGAGTTCTTTAAGTAGTTGTGCGCGTGAAATAGCCATTTTTTACTCCTTAAACACCAGTGGTGTCGTTGTATTGGTGAGTGTTAATCTTCACCAATAATTCGGTGTAAGTATCAGCGGCTGTAGCGGTTTCCGGCACAACGTCGATTACACGAACTGGAATGGTTGCGGTAGTACCAGCACCGGTCAAGGTAACGGCGAAAGCAGATACACCAGTAGTGGTGCTGCCAGCGTTCAATACCAAGGCCACGTTGGTTCCAACAGCCGTACGACCTGCAGTACCCATGGTAGTGCCGGAGGTTACAACTGCAACCTTGAACAAAGCCATTGGATCATCGATCACGTACGCATAGGCAAGGTTGGTGGCTGTAGAGATAGAAGCAGGAATATATTGAGCTTGAACGGTTTGGCCGCTTGAGTTCACATATTGACCGCCCATACATACGCCGACAATAGTGCCAGAGTTGGTGGTGGTTGATTTAATCAGGTAACCATCACTGTTGATTTGTACTGTATCGCCATTGAAAATAGCGGTAGCAAAATCAGCGGCAACAGGAATCTGACGGAAAGCACCTGCGTAAGGCATGCCATCAATACGATTGATGGGCTCTAGGCCGTACGGAGCGCTGACTGTAGGATAAGCCATAGTTAAACTCCAAAAAATTAAATACCTTTACCGAAAGTTACCTTAGTACTACGCTCTTTGAAAAGCGGCATACGTGGGTCACTCTCGCGCATGTACGTGTTATCTACAGAATTCATTTGAGTTTCCGCTTGTTGGCGGTAGTACTCGTCACGTTGTTCCGTAAACTCCACGGGTGTTTTGCATAACATCAATCCACCTACAACAACACTGTCTGGAAACTGGCCGTTGACCGTACCAAACAATCTAATCTCAGGATGGTCAGATGCCTTTACGGGCTCCCAGCCTTCACGTAGCTTCGAGGATAAATTTGTCGGATCATCTTTGCCAAGAGTCGCGGTACGAATCCAGCGAAACGCATAACCCTCCTCCGGTGTGGGATCAGGTAGAAGCTGGGGTGGCAGCCACTTCGCTGGGCGAGTTGTGGTTGCGCGGGTATCAAGCTCACGGCTCTTACGATTTTGTTCAGTCATAATTTATTTCCTCATTTCTTCCGCAACCTTACGAGCATAGAGTTCCAAAGGAACGCCGAGCCGCTTGGCGATGTTTACCTGCGTTTGTGTAAGTACGATCTTTCGAGGCGCAGTACTACGTGATGCCGGTGCAACTACATTTGATTTTGTTCGCTGAGAAGTTTTAGCATCAGCGGGTTCGTCTGCAAATGACTCAGGGAACCGTTTTCTCATATCGATGTCGATAGCTTCGTAATATTCATCACTAGCCACAGGCACACCAGTATCTTTTAACTCCTCGTGCAAGATGAGAGCATACGCTGCCATCTTTCGGTTGGTACCAAACCACGAATTTTTGTCTAACCAGTCGCGTGTTTTGGAATCAACTTCAGGCGCTTGAGGAGCCTGTTGTTGCGTTTGTACAGGATATTCTTTAGTTTGTAAAGGGGCAGGTTTAAAATTATTTACCTTATCCGCACGGATTGAGGCGGTAGTTAATTTTTCCTGTGCCTTTGTAAGTGCTTCAGAATCTCCTGCCTCGTAGGCATCTTTGTAAGCTCGCTTAGCATCTTCGATCTCCGATGCTACTACCATCTTGGCTTGATCAATCAATGCTGTTTGGTTGGAAGCCAGCGACCCTTGCAGGCGTTTGTTCTCCTCCACAACAGCTTGTGCGACCCGTACCGCTTCTTCACGCTCTCGGAAAGCTACTTCCTTGGCTCGACGTTCTTCGTGATAACCCTTATTCATGTGCGCAAGGCGGTCCTTCAGCTTCTGATCGCTGTATTTAGCGAGCTCATCATCAGTTACCGGCTTAGGCGCTTCACCTAAAGGAGTGCGGTGGCGATCCTTTTCAGGGGTATCGTCAACAATTTCAATCTCTGTCTCAGGATCAGATTCAGGTTCAACTACACGGCCGCCGGAGCGAGCGTTTTTGGTACCTTCTTCGTCTGGAAACTCAAACTCAGTTTTTTCGATGCTCATGGCCGTTGTACTCCTCGTGGGTCTTGGATTACTGCTTCAACCGAATCATCATTGATAAGCCGCCATTCGGTATTGTGGATTTTCATCCGTGTGCCGCTGTTGGGGCGAACCAAAATGAAGTCTCCCACCTTGCAGCTTGGGCCGCTAGGGAATCGCTTCTCATCGGTAAAGGCGTCAGGGCCCATTTTGGCTACAAACAACACGGGGGATAGAAGCTCCTCGTGATGCATCATTTGGCTGGTTTTAATCAGGCCACTTTCTCCGATTTCTTCCTCGGCCTTGGGCAACATACACAGTAAATGGTACGTAACCGGGTCTGGAATCTGTCGGGCCTTTTCTTCATCTGTGGCATTGAGTACCCCAGACAAATCTACGGCGCTAACATTAAATTCTGACATTCGATTTCCTTACTTTCACGCATGGGGTTTAGCGTATTTCGGCGGGTAACCCCAGATAAACCCATCCAAACTCAGTCGTCCTGCTCCCCGGCTCTCAGGCGCGACACCATTTCAGTTACACGGATTTGTGCTCGGGAAATACCCCGGATTTGCCCGCATAACTCTTTGTACTCCGCGAAATCTGCTACTTTTCCGCCCGCGATAGCGGAAATAAGCATGTCTCGGTCTTCGTTAAGCTGCTTTGTCAGCAGGTCCATTACGTTTTGTTCCATTTAAACCCCTTATTTTGGTGATTGTCCGGCTAATTTTTGATTTAAAAGTGCGGCTTTATTTGCCATGCCTTGCTGGGCCTGTTGTTGCTTGATTGCCATAGCTTGTTGAGCGGCTTGAGCAGCCTGTTGAGCCTGCTGGGCGTTGATTTGTAGCTGTTGTTGGTGCTGTTGCTCAGCTTGTTGGGCTTCTTGCATTAGTTGCAGGGGATCAATCCCGCCTTTTTCGGCATCAAGAGCCAATTTCTCACGATTGTTTGCAATATCGGCGTCCACCTTGCGAGCTTTGGTGTCTGCGTCCTGCTTTTTAATTTGAACTTCCTGCAATTGAAGCTGGAGGATTGGGTCTTGGGCTTGTTGCTGGGCTTGTTGCTGCGCTGCTTGGCCTTTATTGATGATCAACAACTGCTGTGCGGCTTGTGCAACCACGCGGGACAACTGAACTTCCAATTCTGGGGAAAGTTCGACGTCTGGTGTAGGCAAAGGAGCACCAAGGCGTTCTTGAATCTTCACGCGATATGCAAAACCAAGGTGCTCTGCAATGTGAGCCTGAATAGCAGCCTGCATTTGGGCTGCCATAGGGCTTTGACCAATAGCTGCGGCAATCATTGGGTCTTGCAAAAATGTACTGTGTACCGCAATGTGTGCTTCGTGGTCTTGGTAGATAAATGCTTTGTTTGGCTTGCCATTAAGGAAGGCCATGTTCTCTGAAATAGGATCGCGGGGCTTTTGATCGCTATCTATTGGAACCAATTTGTCGGCATTCTTTACGCCAAGCACTTCAATCATCTGGCGGTGCAGATGTGGGAGGTTGTAAATCTGCGGTGCGCTCTGTGCCAACTGAATGACCGCTTGATACTGCATGATCCGCTGGGCCATGGTCGAACTGTTGGGGTCCGACACCGGAATAATCTCTACAAGGTCGTAGTCCGATTGCTTTGCTTTACGGTCGCCGCCTTCAGGAGTGTAGTTGTACTCTTCAGGGGTGTAGTCACGGATAATTTCTTTAAGGAGCTTGAACTCCTGCTTCATTGAATAGTGAACACGCGCCTGTACAGCCGACATGGTTTTCAACTGGCGCTCAAGCAGCGCAAGGGTTGTACCCACCGGAGCATTAGCGCCCATGTCGCTGATGTTCATGTCGGAGATCGAGCCTAAGCGGCGACCTTCTTCGGTGATCTGGTTCAGCAACGCCAAAAGAACTTGGCTTGGCTCTTTATATGGGAGCGCCATGATGTTGTCGCGGATCGTGCCGGAGGCGACGTCCACATCTCGGAACTCGCCCGGGGCGATGGGAGTGTCATCTCCCTTGACGCGCATACCCTTAGTCTTCATGCCGCCGGGTAAGTTGGACAAAGTACCAGCATCCACCAACTGGCGAATCAAAGATGTACCAGCGCGCGCGTAGCCGCCGATCAAATGGATTAGTCCAAGGCCGTAGGCTCCAAAGCCGGGTACATATGTGTACTGCACAAAGTGCTGGCGCTTCTGTGAAAGATCGTCGTCTTTGTTCCAGTTACGACGGATGGCTAATACTTCTGAAGTGCCGCGATCAATGGTGATGATGTAAGGAAGAGCAATGTCGTCCTCGTCTTCGTAGCCGGGTAGGCTGTAGTCAACGTGGATTTCAAGAATTTGATAACGCTCGTCGT